ATGATGAATCGTCACGGCTATTGCGACAAGTGCGGACGGGCGATTGAATGAACATCACACTAGCTCTAGTACTAGTCTTTGCGATGGGACGACAGGGGGTGAAGGGGTTGGCGATGGCGGTCAATGCACTAGAGGACATTACAAAGCTAAACGCCGAGGCGTATCTCAACTGGTCGTATTGTGATGCTCCAAGCTGTGTACCGGTAGCATATAGTGCGGCAAGCATCACGCGATGCCAGCCGGTAATTATCGTGAGCAACGAACCTAACGCCGTTGTGCCTTATGGTGTACCAATGACTCTAACACGATACGCGCAACTTATTCAGGATGTGCGAGCGAAGTGTTCTGACGCGATGCTAGTCATCGGAAATGTGAGCGTAGAAGATTGGCGAAGCGTCGGCGGGCAACAGCGCGGAGCGGACTGGCTACGCGAACTTCTACCGATGATACGTGATGACCATTACGTCATCGGGGTGCATTGCTACAGCATAACTGCGTGGTGGTGTGTCAACGAACTCCGAGAGATTGATAGTCTGGCAGTGAACGTGTGGGTAACGGAGTTTGGAATCACGAGCGGCGATCCACGAGAGATGAAGAGGTTGCTAATTTGGCTAGATAAAAACACAGATGCGTATTTTGTGTTTACCAACAGGCAACCGTCGTCGTGCGAGAAAGGTAAGCAAGGGTGGGAATTAGACAATTATGTAGAGTTAGTACAATGTAAAACAGGCGACTTAACGCCATTAGGGATTGTCTTTCAGGGCTTCTAACGAGAAAGAGCCAAAGGTAGGCCCTGTAGACGCGTCAGATATAGAGGACAAAGCTATGACATTTAACCTAACACAATTCATTAATGAAGCGTCGAAGGATCTATCTAAAGCGGATCCTTCGACGATGCTGTACTGGTTAAGGGAGTTGTATGAACGCCCTCAGAACTTTTTTCAGGTACACGATAGCCCCCCAAATGAAGCATTACTTGACCAGCTCAGGTTACGTGGATGGGAAGTTAAACAAACGCTAGATCGTAACCCCAATGTTACAATAACTTGGACTGGTAAGGACCTAGTAGACATCCCTAACGTTGTTGAACCAATTAGTACGACGATCTTTCTAGACGTGCCTTATCGGTCTCAGTGGGATGCAGATGCGGCTACGCACACCGCTGATTGTGGTCCGACGGCTTTAGCTATGGTTCTGAATAGTATTGGAGTAGCGACGACGCCCGATACGATCTACGCTCGGTTCATGCCCGACAAACCGTTAGGGGCATATACGAGTGTGTCTGAACTGCGACAAGCCGCGGCAGGTTATAATGTTGAGTTCGACTCTATGACATTTGATGGAGATACCTTTAGGCGGCTTAAAGAGACGATTGACCGTAATAGGGCAGTTATAGCACTCGTTAATTACGAACATTTAGACGCGGTGTTAAACAACTTTACTGGGGCTCACTTCGTGGTTATTGTGGGCTACGACAACACCAACATCTTCATTCACGATCCTTTATATTCGGGAGTCAACAGACTTTTAGGAGCGTTCAAAAAGTGGCCGAACGACGTGTTCTTAAAAGCGTGGGGAGACTGTACTAAACAAGGGAATCCAAACTTGTTTGGATTGGTGTGTCAAAAATTAACACCGAAATTAATAGGCGCGCCTACGACACCTGCTAACCCGAGTGTGCCTTTGTATAAGGCTAAGGTAAACAACCCCAACGCTATCGGAGGTCTCTGGTCTAGAGACCTTGAAGGTAAGTCGATTCGATTAGTGCCTAATGGGGAGGTTGTAGAAGTGTTCGAAGAGTTCGATCTAAATGCCAGCTATCCAAAAAGGGCGCGTATTACCCCCAACGGCGTGCCTATACAACACATTGTGTATGATATCGACGGCGTCAGCGTACTAGAACGGTCTACCTCTTAAATGACGAGCGAATCCAAGCCGCTCCGCTTTTGTCTTTGCTGTCGCATAATTCAACGCCAGAGCAAACTTTTGTTTCTGCTCGTCATTTAAGGGTAGTTTCATTAAATATGTTATGCAGATGTCCCTTAAGAGGGATCGTTTAGATACACGGCACCAGATAATCTTCAGGTGGGGTTGTACCGTAGCCTTCAACTTCCTTGAAATAAAGTCCGCCTGACTCACCTCACTTACATATATATGAAAGTGTACATACCCTTTGTTTGTGGTATATATGTGAGTCTTCGACAGCAAGTCCGTTAGTCTCGAGACGTCGTTGTCACTCAATTTTATGGGTGCTTCCCCAGCGATCGCCATATTCTGCCTCCGCCTTCCATTTTACTTCAGGGAATAACTTGTTCCCGGTGTCTTCCATTACTTGTGCCATTAAAGCTGCTACGTCCTTGACCTTAAAGTCATCGCATTCGACGATAATACTGTCGTGTACTAACAAAAGTATTTCTAGTCCTAGGTCAGCTAACGCTACCGCTGCAAGACTAGTAACGTCGCTAGCACTGCCTTGAACAACAGAGTTGAAAGCCGCCTTACGAGCATCGTCCTCGTTCTCTCGGGTGACAAACGGTATGCGACGCTTACGGCCGGTCCGATAAAGCACGTACCCTTTCGTACGCATTTCTCTAACACGTTCGTCTTTCCATTCTTTCAAACGCGGCATTAAACTATCATAATCACGCACAAACTGACGAGCCGTCTCGATGTTTAGTCCCGAATCCATAGCGAACGAGTTCTCGTTGCCCCCATAGAGGTACGAGAAGTTGAACATTTTGCAGAGGACGCGTTGCTCTTTTGTGTATTCTTCGCCGTACATGCCTTTAGCTACTTCGGAGTGGAGGTCTCGGTCATCTTTGTAAACTTGTAGGAGGAAGGGTTCTCCACTTAAGGCGGCAGCCACACGCAACTCAGCCTGGCTGAAATCACAAATGACAAGTGAGCGTCCTGGGGCAGCACAATACGTCTGCTTTATGAGTACGCCGTACTGGCCTTCCTCTCTATCGTTCGCCCTGGGAATTGTCTGCAAAGCCGGCTCCCGTACAGATAACCTTCCAGTTTCGGTGCCGTGGATGTTAAAGTCGCAATGGATGCGGTCATCATCATCAAGCATGTCCCGAAGATTGTCAAAGTATGATGACTTCAGTTTTGCTATACGTCGGTATCTTAGGACTAAATCAATAGCAGGGTGCTTACCCTTGAGTTGAGCCAGAGCATCTTTACTCGTAGACCCTTCTTTAATCTTCCTGCCACGAGGTTGAGGAAGCCCTAAGAAACCGTAAATAAAGTTTGACATCTGCTGCGATGAGTTCGGATTCTCTACAATATCGTTGCTCATCTTCTTAATGTGTCCGGCTATATCACCCAACTCCTTCTCAAACATCTTAGAGTGCTTAATTAGATGGTCAACATCAACTCTAAAGCCTCGTAGCTCAGCCTCTATAAGGACTCGGTTGAGAGGCATCAGCACGTTGTAAAACGGCCATTCCGACACTAGCGGCTTAAAAACATTATAGAGACCGAGAGTGCAGTAACCATCCCATGCAGCGTATTGACAAAGTGTAGCCCAGTCCACCTTAGAATACGCGTCGTTTCTTGACTTGAGATAGTTCTTCAACGACACCTCGTAGTCAGGTACGTTGAAGCCTTGTGCGGCCAGGCCTTTTAAGTCATGGGTGCCCTTACGTTCGTCTAGGGAGTAATGAGCCAACATAGTGTCGAAGTCGACCCGAGCCTTCATACCTAATTGGTGTCGTAGGAACCTAATATCAAATTTAGCGTTGTGTCCTACAAAGACATTACTAGCCTCCCAGAACTTTTCCCATGTGGGGTCGCCCATTGTAGAGTACAACAACTCAGTTGGAGCTTTAGGATGCCTCCCAGGTATAATGTAGTTGCTACCCTTATTAGATAGAACCATCAAAAGGATGTTATCTTCACGATAGTTAATCTGGTCCGTTTCGATATCGAAGGCTATCGGGCCCTTAGCAGCCACTAAATCAAATAGTACCCGTCCTAGGCGTTCAGGCGTCAAAATGACCTCGAACTTCGGAGGCTCTGGGACAATAATAACATCAGACGCAGTTCCAACGAATTTTCGGATTTCGTCGAACATAGTCTTAGCATCGTCGGGTGAACGCATTACGAAGGCTGGGTGGTACGTCGCAAGAGCCATCTCGTCTAGTTCAGGTATGTACGTCCACCTGCCATGTAATGTCGTGATAGACTCTCCTTCTCGTTGAGGTCCCATTAAAGATTCTCTTGCAGACTTGCCCAGAGCTAGCACTCTACCTGGACGCTGCTTCAACTCACTAATGAGTCTATCACGACAGCATGACGCCGCAGCTGCAAGGACTTCTTCCTTCTCGTCTTGCAAGGAGGGAGGAGCACACAATACTGCGTTGGTCACGTTAACACGATCGCGTACGATGTTCATCTGACCCAACACGTTCCATAATAGGGTCCCAGATTGCCCCACAAAGGCCTGCCCCTTAGCCACCTCAGTACGGCCGGGCGACTCACCTACAATAGTAAAGAGGGCGTCTTGCTTCGGTTCGTCCGATGGCACAAAATCTGAATCTGCCAAGGGGCACCCTAAACAGTTAGCTAGCGGAGCTTTAGGTTGCATTGTGTGACCCCCACTTCCATACCACCCGTGTAATGTCTTTGACCCACCCTTTTGAAGGACGAAGAGTTTCGGCACCGATAATAAGCAGGATGGTATCTACCTTCATAGACTCTAGAGTTGTAAGGAGGGCATCCTCAAGGTCGGGGGTGTCGTTTCTTAAAATAATTGCAGTCCTAAGGTTACGAGACACTATAGCAGTAGCCTCTAGTTGCCCTTCTGGATCCTCAAGACGGATTAGTAGCGTTGTCAACACGATTGATGCTCCTTTCGGGGTCGAAACCCTTTGGGTACCGTTTCCCTACTTTCTCGATATTCTTCGTCATCATGCCGTCAAGGTCGATGCCCCACGCTAGCGCTAAACGGGTAAAGTACCACAAGATGTCGCCCATCTCATCTTCAAACTTCGTTTTGTTAAACGTGTGGCCGTGCCATACAGCCTTCTTCCACAAGTTAGCCACCTCACCGACTTCACCAACTAAGCAGATAAGCCAGCATGAAGATTCTTCGTAAAGGCTCCCAAAGTCCTTCTTAGCAGTGTCACTTGTTAGGGTAGCATACTCTGACAATGTTAAGAAGCTAAGCCCTAGCTGTTCCTTAACGCTCTTGACGTCCTCTAACGTCAACTCAAAAAACTCGTTATGTGAGGGTATTAACAGGTTCATTAGTGACCCATCCTTAAGAGGTTAAAAAACTCTTGACGTACTGAGGAGTTGGAGAGAAAGACACCCTTCATAACAGATGTCTGCATAGTAGCACCAACTTTACGGATGCCTCGACACGAGATACAGGTGTGCTGCGCTTCGATAACAACGCCGACACCTTGACACTCAAGAACACTTTTAATCCGTGCCGCTATTTGTTCAGTAAGAAACTCTTGCGTCTGGGGCCGCTTGGCAAAGTAGTCAACCGTTCGAGGCAGCTTACTGGCGCCTGCCATTCTTTTGCTTGGTAAGTAGCCAATATGAACACTGCCAAAAAAGGGTGCCATGTGATGCTTGCACAACGAGGCGAACTCAATATCTTTAATGACGATAATCTGAGGCTCTGGGGAGTCAAAAACCGTGAAGCTGAACGGCATCTCACCGTCGGGAATATACTCCTCTAAGAACCTGATGAGCCGCGACGCAGTCTTCTCGGAAGAGTCATCCCAGATCCCTGGTGGAAACATGGAGTCTAAGATCTCTGTCATCTTTCGGACGTTATCTACACGTCTGTTCGTCGGCCCCAGATTAGCGTGTGAAGTTGGGGCAGAATCGTAAAGTCCTTTAACCGAACGTCTGTTGCCGCTCTTTCCATTAGCCATTTTGTTTTCTCCAAGATAGTTTCGGGGGTAGTTGTTCCTACACTTAAAAATCGTCGAAAGACCTCAAATCCTTTTGAGATCTCAATCGTCCACTCTAAGTCAGCCTCGTCGAATACTACGTACTTCAAGGTGGTCAAGAGCTTAGTCTCACGAAAAAACATCATGTCGTAGACTAGGTCTGAGTCGTACCGACTAGCCATGCCGCTTGAAGGAGGTTTGGGGGACACCACTAATGAATAAATCCAAGGCGACACACCCTTTTTCAACGCCACCGATCCCTGCGTCTCCATCGCTAGTTTACTCCGGATGCCACTACAAAACTCTTCGTCCACGAACAACGCCGGATTCCCTCCACTTAAAGTAACCCAGTCCCATTCTCGCCATCCTAACTTTGTAAGATCACGTACGACGTCGTTAATAGTCATCATCGTCTTAATCCACCCAGGGTACTTTGGGCTTACAGCGTACTTCGTATCGCACCAGCTACAATCGAAGTCGCAGCCGGCGAATCTGACAAAGAAGGTTCGAGTACCGATTAAAGGGCCCTCGCCTTGATACGTTGGCCCAAAGATTTGACTTATCGGATAGACCATAAAGCCTCCTGAACCTGAACAATGGTGAGCTCTTCAAGGCTCTTCTCGTCGACGACGCCTTCTAACTCGCTGCTAACCATAATGTTTTTAAGTTCTTTAGCTAGCCTTATAGCAATATCGAGGTGTCGTCGGGCTTTATCCTTCGTGCTCATAAGGAGGGCCTCCTACGATGGCTGTCGTTTTAGCAGTCTCACGTACTTCTACGGATAGATAAGCCAGGTTCGGACGCCGCTTAGACGCGTTTAAGCGGATCCGGCTAAAAATGTGTTGTGCTAAGTTTTCTGCGGTAGTGCGAAGACCAACAAGGTAGAACTCGGTGAGGTGTTCAACGATGGGCTCCTTCCCCTGCGCGAGAAACTTATGATCCATCTCCTCGACGATCGGCTTGACAATTTCGTCGAGCTCAGCGTAGTCCATAACCATGTTAGCACTTGAGCCATGATGAATTAGCTCACCTGTAACACCAACAACCACAACGTAAGAATGCCCGTGAAGACGAGCACACTTACCTTCATAACCTACTAACTGGTGCGCTGCCTCAAACGTATACTGCTTACTTATTGTAGTAACCATTTGTCACACTCTCCCCAGTCGACGTTGACCGCGTAAGGAGCTGGATCGATCAACAAATTCGTCTTGAAAGCCTCAATACGTTCGATGCACGTTGGACACTTGCCGCACGCAGATGGTTCAACTTCGTCACCCGGACCATCAAAAATAGGGGCGTAGCAAGACCATGTAAGGTGTACGGGGACGTCGAGGGCGATGGCGCGACCTACGATGTCGCTCTTCATAGACCATACAAAGGGGAAGACGAGACGAACCTTATTGTATGTACCAATGAAGATAGCGTTTGCCATGGCGCCGAGAAACTCGGGCGAACAGTCTGGGTAAGCCCACCCACGAGCGTCCTCGGCGTGCATGCCACAATATACAAAATCCATGCTACGCACAACTGCAATCGTTGTCGCCATCGATAACAAGTTAGCGTTACGAAAGGGCACAACTGTAGGCGAGGGGCCTTCGCTTTCAGCAATCTGTTGGTAGGTCAACTCCGGCATATCGCCTTCAGCCATAAGAGCGGAACCAGCTCCGAAGAAGATAAAGGGCAGCTCAACAACTTCGTGAGTAATACGAGCGCCCTTGAGCTCATAGTGCTCTACGATACGCCGAGCGGCGTTGGCCTCTACCCGGTTGTGCCGAGAGCCGTACTGGAACGACACACAATGGACGGCGTCGTTTTCTTGAAGTGCTACCGCTAATGCTGTCGCGGAGTCAATCCCTCCTGATAAGAGTACTACTGCTGTTGTCATAATGTTCTCCTTTAGAAAGTTACTTGAAGAGTGTTAAAGTCTATGTGGTCAGGGATATCTAACCCTGACGCGTGCGCTGCTTCTAAATCGACGCCGTAACACCACGTGCCCTGAACAATTTTTGGAAGGATAACGTATTGTCCCTTGCCCCCCGTACCCACATCTCTTTCTATTAGTTGAGTCCTAATAGCGTCTCTATCCAATGACTGCTGTCCACCGCCACGTCGTACACGAAGCCACGACTGAAAGGCTGTGGCAAGTTGAAACCACATGACGCCTTTTTCTACTACATGAAAGAACCCCGCGTGTTTAAGTGCTGCTGTATTAACAATGTACTCCACAAATTCATCAGCAAGGGTCATGCTTCTACCTAACAAAGGCGACCATACCGCTTTCAGTACGGGCTCAAGAACGCATCGAAGGTTCTCAGGCAACTGTGTGTTAGTAAAGTCTGAAAACGACATCATACCGAAGAGAGACACCATTAAATTGTTGCGAACACGATCTGGAAGAACTTCAGGAAATACCTTAGCAATAACCTCTTGGGCTCTTGCTAATTGTACTTGGATGTCACGACGTAGTGTAAACTGATAATATGGGGGGGCAAACCCTTCAAGGGGTTGGTCGCGTAGAAGCCTGAACGCTTTAAACGCCGTAGAACCTTCCTCAATACTACTTGGATGAAGGTTAACTGCTACAATACGTTCTTTAGCAGCCGCGTCAGCTATAATATCTTCCCCGTCTACACTAAAGGGTGCTGATAGAGGGTAGTCAACTGTACTCTGATCTGCCCTACCTCGGGGGTCGTGCCCGGTGTCGTATGCAAGAAGTATAAACCGAAGAAATTTCTCCGCAGCAGCGGCCCTAAACTCACTAAAAGCAACAGGCAACGCATTTGTCCCTCCCAAGAGAGCAAGAATGACAAATTGTGTCGTTGTGCAATTATACGTCGTAGGCGTTTCATAGCCGAGCAACCTCTGCATAGTCTTAATCATCGACGTCTTACCCGAACCTTTTGTACCGTAAACGTTTAGTACGGGGAATCTGACGTTCCTCTTTTCAAGAGAGGGTTTGTAAGGCGTAGCCATATACCAGCCAAGAGCGGGCCAAATGACCTCGGGAGTATTAATAGATAGTAGGTGAGTTAAGTCTGGTGCGGCGTCTGTGACCTTTATGACAGGCTTCTCTCTACGTGTTTCTAAAAACACTAGTGGAGAGTCTTTACCCGTAAATACCTCAGTACCCGAAAACGTCGTTTCATTAGTAACAAAGTACTCCTCGTGCCTCCCTAACACAGACGTAGCTCTTGCTCTCGGTAGCCCTACAGCTTGTAGTCTCTCTAAGAGCCATGGGAGCAAGGCGCGAACGTCGTCATCCTTACCTAGCCACACCCAAGCACTAATACGTAGGTGCTTGTCAAACTGTTTTCTGTCATTAAACGCGGATCTAGGAAATGCTATATCCTTCCATACAAATCCGTTCGCAGCAACATCGCATATAAGGGCGTCTTCGTTATCTCCCTGCAATAGCAAAGTCGGCGTCATCGTAAACGTCGATAGACGTTGAACCCCTCTAGAACGTTCAACATAGAATCCATCTCCACCAATAGAGATGTCTCCATACTGTCGTCTAGCCTTTTTTAACGATACTGACTTCTCCTTAACCTGCTCAATCGTATGCTGGAGGTATTGTAGTCCCGCCTCGGCGTACTTGTCGCCGCAAGGCTGAATACTAAATAGTAACTCTATAAGGCGGTCGTCTGCTCCACAGGCTATTAACGACTCTATAATCGCCCAGTCTCGCTCTGACCGAGACTTATACCCCCGGCGGTCCCCTGTACGAATTTTGTGCCGCGCCTTCGAGTCAAGTCGTTTGAGAACCTTAAAGTCTTCAATCTTGTAAACACACCCCGGACTGGAACCCTTTAGTTCACACAGGGTACTGTACTTACTATTAATCGTACCGGGGACACGTAATAGTCTATTAACATTCCAACAATGATCCCCTTCGACATCTTCCATCAAAACTTTGTTGGCACCCTCAATCTGTTCGGTGTCTAAACAGTACCCATCAAGAAGCCAATACAAGTGCCAACCACCACCAGAGAACACTATTGCTGACGGAGAGAATGTAGGCCTGGGGCGTTCTGTACTATCTACGTCGACCCACAATACTTGTGTGCCGTAAACATCTTCTTTGTTATTGCCGGGGCGTGTACGTAGTGTGGGGGAGAAGAAGATGTCGGTCTCCCCATCCGTACGAGGTAAGTTATTAGGATGACAAAAGATGGGAGTGGAAATACTCCCAATCGAAACAAGGGTATCTAACGGAGCATCTTTCCAGATATCAATTCCGACGAGTAGAGCCATATAAGGTTAAGTTTGCGCGTGAGTTAGGTTATGAAACCTTGATCCCGTACTTCTTCACAACGGGTCGATTGCGGCCTTCGTACTCGCCGGAGCCAACTTCGATTTCAACGCGGCACCACGCAGTTTGGCCAACAAGTTCAGATGGCTTGATGGTGCTCACGCCTTTCGGAGCGGCCCCGGTGAAGGCTTTCAACGCTTCTTTGGTGCGGAAGACGGCGTTCGTCACCAGCATCCACTGGTCGAAAATCACGCGCCCCACGAAATCGGGGTCCGCGGGGGATTCGACCACTTTCATTTGCACTTTGAGCATCTTGTTACCCTTGCTCGACTGTGCCTGTTCAATCTTCATCAGTTGCAAACGAAGTTCGCCTTGCGGCTCTTTGTCTGCTAAGGTGAAATCGACAGTAATGCCCTCGACGTCTTGAGGCGTCGACGCTACGGCTTGCGGTGTTGCTTTCTTAAACATAGGTCACCTTTTAGTTGCGCTTAATTTTCTCAAACGGCTCTACTCGTCGTGAATTGACTACTTCTTAGGATAAAGGTAATTAAAGATCTCGGTCATACTAGTATCTGCTAGAACGGATGGGATGTCACCCTCATACTGAATTTTTGCTAGAGCGCGGTCAGCGGAGTCAAAGAGGTACAACGCTCGAAAGGATCCTTCTTTAATGCCATTATCGGTAGCCAATTTTAAGTCCCGGGTCGAGGCCTTATTCTTTCGAACGATGCGTGTAGTCAAAAGACTGTACGCAGGTACTTCTGTTCGTGATTGTCCTTGCAGCATCGGGGAGAACTGCATTACTTGAGTGAGGCTGTCCTGATGAAAATCCTCAAGACAAGAAATGAAGACACTTACGTCGGGAAGACCGTAAAGGAGGCGAGCTATCTTAGCTGTGCGGTTAAGGACCACTCCCCATTGTTGTATCTGCATTTGAGGGTTGGCCGCTGATATTCTTTGGCTGTTGGCCCCCACAGTCTCATCGATGACAAGCCTTTGCATCTCGGTCATGCCATCTAAAACGATCGTTTTGACCTTAGGAGGCAACGTCATGCCCAATGCGGCTACCTCGTCCCGCAGGGGGTGCTTTTCAGGTTGATCTGTACGAAGCCAATCGTAGATGCTATCAAGGTCTTTAGTGGAGTCAATAACGATGACAGGTGTCTTGGTCGACGTTAGAGCGGACCGGACGCTTTCTGAGTTGCCTCCACAATCGATCCATAATAGTGGAGCCAGATCAGGACACTCTATTGCAGTGGCAAACAAAGTAGTCTTGCCAGCGCCGGGTTCCGCGTACACAAACATTTTAATAGTACGTGTATTACTTAGGTCCTTTGCTTTCATTCATCACCTCGTCATAGTAACGTAGTAGTTGCTCGTCTAAAGCTAACACAGATAGTATACCCACAATTAGCACAACGAGCCCAACTATGAGTACGCCTGCAAAAAGGATTACCACTCTACCTTGTTATCGGCGTCAAGGGGTTGGGGCGCTTGGCGTTTCCGATAATCGTGTTTGAGAATGATCTGGTAGTTACCTCCAGCATTCATAACCTTGCAAGGGGCTCGATAAGAGCAAAAAGTGCACTTTAGCCAGTCCGGGGCAGGGTAGATAATCGTGCTATCACGAACCATCTCAAGAGCCACTAGCCACAAATCACGAGACGCCTGCTGAAGTTCTTCCTGAGTACGTCGGACGAAGAACTCCTTGAAGAACTCCGTCGAGCCTCTCTCAAGCAGCTGATCGAGGACATCCTGATACTGCATAACCAGAGCAACCTCACGTTCATCCCGCGCCTGCATAAAGACGTCGTCACTCTCCAGACCTTTCTCATAAGAGATGCCCCTCTCAATATAAACTTGTTCTACAGCCTCGTCGTGAAGAGCTTTTGCATAGGTAGCATAAGTTGTCTTAAGACTCGAGTTGATGGCCCTGCTAAATGAACCGTTCTTTAGTTTGGGGGGCACCTCAGGAACACGCTTCATAAGGAAACGGTAGTGGACGCCTGCAATGGGCTCGTTCAGAATGCTCTGGGCCGCCCACGAATAAATTGTAGCTTGGTCGTCGAACTGTAACCATTCTTCGGCAGGCTCCCGAGCTGCCGTTTTATACTCACGAATCCATAACGTGTTATCAGACTTTCGTCTAACGATGCCGTCAAGACGACCTGCTAAGAATACACGAGTAGAGGGACGTCCCGAGTCTGTTAAGATCGGTACAGAAAACGGCAGTTCAGTAGCTACGATCTCCCAGTCGTCGTCAGCCTCTTCAGTCTGCACCCAACGTCGATAATGCTCGAGCATCCCAAAGCCCAACGCCGCAGCCTCGTTATAGCGAGCCTCCTCCTCAGCCCAAAGAGCCCCTGTGTCGCGTTCTGCCTTCTCACGCTCAGCAGTTAGCTCTCTCATAAAGACGTCTTCAGGAAGTTCCCCAGTCTCATAGAACTTCGAGAGTCCTTCATGTACCGCCTTGCCCATCGAGAAGAAGATAGGAGTGACGCTAGGCTCAAGGCCTTTCCGAAGCAGCGAGGACCAGTTCCATCGACGTCGACACGACTTAAACGTTTTGACGTCTGTAATATGAATTTCAAACTTAGCGGGGGTTTGACGTGCTAACTTAGTAGGTTGTGTAAGCATATGAACTCCTTTATTATAACGCCTATTTGAAGACCAATCCAGGTACTACGGTACCGAAACATGCTTGAGCACCCTATTGACGAACGCCTTGCTATCCTCCTTAGCTTGATATGACGCTAACAAAACCTCATCAATCGAGCCTTGCATAAGTAGCCGAATAATCAAAGGAGAGGTCTTAATGTCCATACGATGAACACGATCCTCTGACTGTGTCATTGTAATCGATGATCTATGAATCGACGCATACACAACCGCCTTAGCGGCTTGGAGATTTAAGGACTCCCCGATCGTACCAAACGTCCCGACTAGGTATCTCAATTTGCCCTCATTAAATTGCTGAATGCAATGTTCGGCTTCTTTATTAGTAGTCTGCCCAGTAATAGGAGCACCGCCATCAACAAGCTGTACTAAATTGTTAGCAAAATCTACGAAGGTGGTGAATACTACAAACTGGTCAGGGAACGACTCAGCGAACTCGTGTATCCACACGTCCTTTACCCCAGAAACGTCGGAGCCTAGAACCATTGGGTCCAACGCTATACGCTCTAACAACATAGCCCGAGCGAGACCGTTAACAATGAAGGCAGATTCTTCATGGTCCTCGTGCATCTTAATAAATGTTTCTCGCCGAGCCTGATCGTAAAGAGTACGGTGATCAAGCTCCATTTCTAGTGGGACATCTTTGTAAATCTTTGGAGGCAAGTCTTCAATGACCTCTATCTTCTCACGACGTAGAACATAAGGCCCAACGACACTCCTAAACACAGCACTCATTTCAGGCTTTAGCCCGATAGGCTTGCTTCCGAACACTCCAGACTCTTCTTCACAAAACATTTTGCGAAAGCCCCAGTAAGTAGTAAACACCTTAGGGTCAAACCAATTGAGCACCGACCACAGCTCATCAGGAGCCTTGTCCATTGACGTACCTGTAAGGGCCCACCTACGAAAGGCGAATACTTGTTTTAGGGCTTCCGACATCAAGGCCTTACGATTCCTAAATCGGTGTGCCTCATCGGCTATTATCGTTGACCACGCACCGTACTTATTAAGACTAAACTTCGGCTCCCTAAACTGACCCACGCGCTTACCTGTCTTAAACTTCGTCGGTACCGAGTAAATCAACGCTTCATGGTGAATGATAACGTACCCACGATAACGCGGGCTTTTGAACCATGACTCAGTATGCTCCCAATCCATTTCTCCTGCCTTGCCACAGGTTAGAACTTCGTGTCCTGGATCGATAGTCTCAATCATCTTCTTCCAATAAGGAATGTTCTTAGGCCGCGAGATGATAAGAACCGGCCCGTCAAATTGTTTAGCAGCAAACAAGGCTTGGGTTGTCTTACCTAAGCCTTGTTCGTCGTTAAGAAGGAATCCACTACTCTTCGTTAGTGTCTGGATCCCAATCTCTTGAAACTTCCACGGTCTCATCGGGTTCGGGTTCGTTGGTAGTGGTAGCACGAAGTTTCTCCTCCCGTTCAGCGTCTGCTTTCTCGTGACATAGTCGGCACAGCCAATCAATCTTGAACCAGTCAGACGGCTCGTATGTTGCCCAATGGTGTGCGGACAACTCCCCCACCTCGGAGGGAGGTTTCTTACATCCTCTACAAACGGGGTCTTTTTGGATAGCTCCCACCTTCAACGCGTCGTTAACCGCTCGCCGCGCAGCTCCCTTGGGAGTCCTCGACACGGCCTTAGCATATTTACGACGGTATCTCTTAGCCTTCGGCTTCTTGGAAGCCTTTTTAGAGGCTGCTCTGTGACACTCTTTGCAGTATGGGGACCTCCCATCCCTGCTTTCCTTACGGTTGTAAAACTCCTCTAGAGGCTTAGGGAGTTTGCACTTTATACAAACCTTCTTTGTTCCAGAGATAGATTCTGTGGAGCCCATGTCTAATGGCGTCACGAGCATGTCCTGATTGGGGCCAAGCATAGTCACCTACAATCCTTTCACAGAGTTCGTTACTCCAAAGTTTCTTAATAGCGGGCGCCTGGAAGATTAGTTCAGGCCCCTTCGACATACAATTCAGATAATCAATAATGCCTATCTTTTGAGCTGCCGGAAAGTCGTCACCAACCAAGCTATCCTTATACTTCTCAAACAATCTAAACGATTCCACAACCACTTGACATCCCCAAGTTACGTGGTTAAACCCGTCAGGAGAGTGAATTTCTCCTGACCTCATTAGGATAGGGAACGCCAGCTCGTCTTCATCGACGTAGAAGTAAGCCCACCCCGTTGTACCCCCGGGGTCAAATGTTAGAAGGTTCACCTAGCCCGTAACCATGAACAGCGAAATAACCCAGCCAATCCAAAGGATTGGTCAGATTCATCAAGCTCTTCAAGCAAGGGCAACTTAGCATCGCAGTTGGGGCAGTACTCACTGGCCACTGCATCCGCGTAGCGCAAACAACGCTCGCATTGAACGAGTTGAACGAGTTGCGTGTTAGAAGGCTTGATGGCTAGGACGTGCTTCTCAGCCCTGCCCCACACAATCGAATCGAACGGTGTGGTTAGTGCCACCAAGCGGACAAGGAACCTTCTGATTAGGTAACACATCCTAGCCTGCAAACCTTCTAAGAGATTAGCCAGCATAATGTAATGCAATGCCTACCGCAATGCCCAATAGAACTGCTACCACAAAGCATGCTTGATTCCCACAGACAGTACATTTGTATGTCTCTGCGCCATTACTGGTGCCTACATATACCATCTTACCACCACAGAATTGACATTTCATCTTAACCTCCAATACTTAAAATGAGTCCTTCTGACTTAGAAGCGCGGAGTCAGGCTATCCGCTACCTGTCAACCAACCCGCCACTATAAAGTACAAAGCGGCGAGCGACAGTATCAGTTACAAGGAGACTACGTAGAACGGCGCTACCAACACCGTAATACTCAAACCTCGAGAAGCTTTTGTAGGTATTTGACGTTTTCTCGCGTCTTAAAGGAATCGGCCTCTTTATAAGGGTCCAACTGGAACTTAGTTGACGGTTGATCCCTTAACAACACCCCATTTTGAGCAGCTGCCACAGGAAGAGACGTATCCCAAGATCGAATACGAGGGTCACCCTTCACATCCTCGGCGCCTCCCCAAACACCTAGAAAATGAACTTCAACAAGACTTTTAAGGCGTGGAGGAAATACATCAAAGAACCGTCTACGATCGGCCCCTAAGATTTTGGGGACGCCGATTGTATGAACATCCCCAATAAACTGCTCGAACATTTCACGTAGACAGACCTGCCACTCTCCCCAGTCACGCCCTTGAGGGACAAACATGAAACGCGTCTTGCGCGGAAGCTCGGGGGCTAACTCCTTAAGAAACTTCTTAGCGCTCTCTAAGGTAGCCTCTCGGTCCCTTAAGACGTCAGGCACGATAACTTCTGCGGGCTGAACGATTTCAAAGGCCCTACGAAAGTCCTTGAGTGACTGCGTTCTCGACTCAGAGCCTATCCCAACGTGTTGCCAATCTAAGATGACGAACTTACCTTCCGAGCTAAGTTGTCTGTAGACCTGCGAGTATTCCGCACGCTCTAGTACCCACGCTGCCTGACAAAGATGAATGTCGCCGTAAAGAGCTTGCGTAGGCTGGACTGGAGCGGCGACAACGGCTAGTACGGTCATGACCAATGACTTTCATTTGAACCCTTTGGTAGCGACCCGGGTGTTGGGATCGACCTCCCCCAGTCGCGTCGCACGACCTCCCACATAGCGCCTAGCCCCCCAAATAACGAGATGAGGGTGGCGCCGCCAGAAGTCCAG